TCGTCTCAAATGGGATGTGCAGGGCAATTGGAATCCGACAATCCTTCAGACATCAGCACATCTGCGTGAGCATGGCATCAACACGGACGGCATGACTCACCAGGAGATGGCAGATATCCACGCAGATCTGCATGACGGAAAGCAGGTCGCGATGAAGGCAAAGCCAGTGCAGTTCGTTTCGCGTGGATCAAGTTGCCCCGGCGGCGTCTGTCCGACAAATACAAGGCAGCGGCGGGGCTTGTTTGGGTGGCGTCGATGAGCCTGATAAAGCCGATCGACATGACTGGAAAAGCAGGATTGCGTGAGGCGATTCGAGCAATCATCGACGGCAATGTGGATCGAATCGAGTGGACGGAATCAATCAATGTAAGGATCGTGCGAGACAACGCAGGGACGGCTGAACTGAGAATCACGGACGGGAAAGCAGAAGTGAGTTTGAGGGGCCTACCTGATCCTGATTTTATCTCTGCAAAGTGTCATCGAGATCATGCAATTGTGAGTTTGAGTCTGACGAATGTTCGGGTTAATTACTGATGAAGGCAGCACATGACAGCAGGGCAGAAGCATTCAAAGAGGCAGCGGTTTTACGCAGTCTCGCGGATGGCGTGGTGTCACCTGTCGTCGCTGGCCGTAAGTCACGAAAAGGATTGACAGCGAAGCAGAAAAGCGACTGGAGCAGAATCACAGAGATCGTACTGGCCAATCCTGTGCCAGTCAGCACATCACAAGGCACAGCCGAATGGTGGAAGGCGGATTGCAAGGCAGCCGGAATTGGAGCAGGCTTTTTCGGTTGGTTTCTGTGGAATTGGGCATTTCCACTGCTCATTGAATTGGCAAAGCTTTGGATTGAATCACGGCGAAACTCGCAAAGTAGCGAGTGCGAATAAATAAACCCTGCGACGTTTAGGGACGTCCAGGGCGATGGCAATGAACACAAGGAGTTCACGGCATGGTAATTGAAGCATTAGGGAATGAAACAGTCAACAGCAAGCCAGTGCAGTTGGGTCAAGCATTTCGAGTTTCGAGATATGACAGGATGGCTGTCTTTAAGTGTCACTGCGGAAATAGGTTCATCACGAACATAGGAAGGGTCAAATCAGGAAAGGCGAGATCGTGCGGGTGCTACAAGACCGCAGTGATGGTTGCCAGAAACAGAAAGCATGATTGGTGCAAAACCCGGATCTATGGTATCTGGAATCAGATGATTCAGCGATGTAGCAATCCTGCACATATCAGCTACAAGTGGTACGGAGCTAAAGGGATAGGGGTTTGCGTCAGGTGGAGGCAATTCACGGCGTTTCTGGAGGATATGGGGAATCCAGATGAATCACAGTCGATAGACAGAATCGACAGCACGGGGGAGTATTGCAAGGCCAACTGTCGATGGGCCACGATGACTCAGCAGCAGAGAAACCGAAGAAACAACATACGAATAGAAATTAACGGACAATCAAAAACGATTTCTGAATGGGCGGCGGTCGAAGGTGCGGCGAAGTACGGAACAATTCTCAAGCGGTTCCATAGTGGTAAATCGCCATTGTTTTCAGTGTTTGGAGTAATCGATGTGGCTAATGTCCGCGACGCAAGAACAGTTAGCAACAATCATCGAGCATTGCTCAGCAATGAAGTTGATCTCGAAAGCGGACGGAACAATTCTATACGCTAATGCAGCGTTTCGTGAGTGGTCTGAGTATACGCTATCTGAGCTGATGAAAATCGGATGGATACAACTCAGCGTAGATGATGAAAGTCTGGAAGCGGATTTGCTGGCCACAAAGACTCTTACCGATGGTTACGTGCAGGCGTCGACAGTAAGAAAAAAATATAGAAAAAAATCGGGAGAATCACACTGGGGCATATTAACTGTGATTCGATATCCACCTGCTGGGAATGTAGAATGGTTCGCGTGCACATGGGAGCCACTAAAAAACGGGACAGCAACGGCCTTCGCAATGGCGATGGAGCACACTCAGAAACTGGATGCGAGAATCGAAGCGATGACGGTTGAGCTCAAGGCGATAACGACGCAGACGGATGAAGACAAATTCGTGCTCGGGGCGATTCGAATGGTGCAACGACACCCGAAGATGGCGGCCGCATTTATCGTAATGGCGTTGTCCATTTTTGGGCTGAATAACGTTGTTGAACTGTTGCAACGGACGGGCCTTGTGAACCTGCCAGTCAAGGTGACGATGCAGGAACAGGTTGGCGGTCGGGAATAAAAACAAACGCGGATCGTTGATCCGCTCGTCATAAGAAATCGAGGGAAATCATGGATCTTGTAGCACTGAAATCGGAACTGACTGATGATCCAGCAGCCGTTGGCTATTCTGCTGCAAAAGGTGATCACCTCACCATCGCTGGGCTGCTGAATCGTCCGCAGCGAACGATTGATGCTGATTCGCTAAGCAGTGGATTGCTGGTGTCCTGCATTGATCGTGCTGAGTTTGCCGCCCTGCCAGCGGCGGACAAGCAGTATCTCAATCTGTTTGTGACTGCCGGTGAAGTACCAATGTCGCAGAACGTGCGACAGGCTTTGCGGGCATTGTTTCCCGTTGGTAGCGAGACGAGAACGAAGATAAATCAGGCTACACGAAGAACCGGCAGCAGGGCGGAAGAATTGGGACTCGGTCGCGTGACAGAGTCTGACGTCGCAGACGCTTTGAGGGAGTAAAATTGTGGATAACGCAGAACTGTTGATCATCAAAGCGGAACTGACGAACGATCCTTTGGAATTGGGACTCACGACCGCACCCGAAGACGATGAGGCGAACGCTAACCTACTTAATGAGGTTCGTGAAGACATTCGAGTCTATCGGGCGTCAGTTGCGTCCGACGAGATCGTTGTTTCTCCGTCTGAATGGGCTGCGTTGTCTCCGGCTCAGCAGAGTTGGTGGAACAATCAGACGCTTGACGGGACTGTGAAGCCTGCCGTAATCGTGAGCGGATTCTACGAACTATTCGGCAGCAACACGGCGGCACGGGCGTCCTTCGATTCGGTGTCGACTGAGCCAGCATCGCGAGCACGCCAGTTGCTTGACCGTTACGTGACACTGACTCCGAGCGACATTGCAAACGCACGGACGGCAACATGATTACAGGCTCCGAATTGCTACAGACGAGACTCACAATCTATCTCGCTCTGGTTGCAAAATCCGGAGTCAGAGAATGGGAAGAACCGACAGAAGTGCGGGCGGCAATTTGGCTGGCTGCAATTGATGCGGCAGATGGATTATTGGGAATTACCGAAGAGGGATCAACAATGGCTCTGCCAGATTACTTTAAGATTAAGAACGGCACTGCCAAAACAATTAAAAACAGTGGCGGAACGGCTGCAATCACGCTCGCATCATTGGCGAATGGGAACGGCACATCGGCGGGTGGTCGGCAGTCCGCGACGTTGGATCTCGGCGAGTATTGGGCACAACGCTGGCGGCTGAATGCGTCGTTTGAAATTGCCGCGACACCAACGGCTGGCAATGCGATCAATCTGTTCGCGTCGTATCGTGATTCGACTGGAGCAGGAGACGGAAACACATCCGGCAGCGATGCGGCGTACACGGGATATTCGAGCAACATTGACGCGGCAACGAAGCAGCTTGAGTTTCTTGGCTCGCATATCTGCACGTCGCAAGCAACAGCGACAGTACAATCGTCACTGGTTGGCGTGATATTTCCAAAGGGGCGATATCTTAATCTGGTCGTTGACAATCGCAGCGGGGCTGCTCTGCACAACACTGAGACAAATCAGTGCATCACATTCACGCCGCTTGAAGAGTCAATTGAGGATAGTCTCTGATGATTCTGCCCGGATCATACGCAAACGGTTTTGCACCGCGCGACGGACAGCCGCTCTATCCAGAGTTGCAGCGTAGTTGTATGTTTGCGGCTGCACCTTGCCTGGGGCCAACTGGGTTGACGTTGCAAGATTGGAGCGGATTTGGAAATCACGGCACCTTGACAAACATGTCGGCAAGCTCAGATTGGGTCGTCAGAAGCGGACGGTACGCTTTGGACTTTGATGGGTCGAATGATTACGTGCCAACGTCCCGCGTTCCTGTGACTGGCACAGGTCAGATCACGATTTCCATTTGGGTGTTGCAATCCTCCGACAGAACGGAAGACCACGCGATTAAGTTCGGCACAGCAACGACCGCAAACGCGATCGGAATTTATAAAGGTCTCGCAAATGAGATTGAATTTGGATTACACGCAAGCTCATTCGCACGTTTCACCGGATGGTCCGCATTTATAGGGAAATGGACACATCTAGCTGGAGTGCTGCGGCAGGGGTACATCGGACTGTATATTAATGGAGTCTTGGCTGCGGAGCAAAACACAGTTGCGGCATACAACATCGGTACGACCTTTTGCCATATTGGGGCTGCTCAATCCGTCTTGGTTCCGTGGGTTGGGCAGATTGACGACGTGAGAGTGTATGGCAGGGTGCTGAGTAGCAACGAAATCACACTGTTGGCATCACGTCGCGGTATTGCTTTCGAACTTGCCTCACGTCGCAGGTCTGCATTGGTTGCTGGTTTCAATCGTCGTCGTCGTTTGCTGGTAGGAGCAGGATCATAATGTGGGCTAAGCAAAGCACAGCAGCGACATTGATCGTTGGGCCGATTCTCGACAGCACGGGAGCAGAGTACACGTCTGCGGTCATCGGGGATTTGTCGATCAGTAAAAACGGAGGCACTCTTACGGCATTGGCAGCGGCGGCGACACTGACACACATCGCAAATGGTCAATACACGCTGGTGCTAACGACGGGAAATCTCGACACGCTGGGACGTGCTCAGATCACCTGCAATAAAAGCACGTATCAAATGCCGCCGATCGGGCTGGTGGTTGTGCCTGCGATGGTGTTTGATTCGATGGTTTTGGGTACGGATGTTTTGCAGGCGGACGTGACGCACATCGGTGGCGATGCTCAGTCAGGAACCGACCTGAAAGACTTTGTCGATGCAGGTTACGACCCATCGACGAACAAAGTAAACGCGGAACTGGACTCCGCTGTTGGTGCTCAGATCACAAACATTGAGAACGGTACAGGCTATCTTCTCGCCGTAGCAGCCGGGGCTTGTGCCGATCCCCAGACAGCTTCAGAGACCTACGCAATCACGGTCTTCGGGTCGACGTTCACGGTCGACATGGCTGGTCAGGATTCCACAGGAACAAGGACAGCTCCAACGCTGACGAAGACATGAGCACAGGACGATACGCAAAAAGAGGCTGGGCGTTTCAGTCGTTTGCCTTTCGGCCGTGGGGTGTGGCTGGGGCTGTCGTTGCGAACGCTGAAATCGTGACGACGAGGCTTGCGCTGATCGGCACATCACGTCAGCGATTGACCATCGAAGGCACGTCAACAGAACGACTCGCAACAGTCGGAACATCACAAAAACGGTTGACTCTTGAAGGGGCGAGCCGATGACAGCACAGGTACACAGAAGACGGGTTGGTGATCTCAGAACAGTATTGCCTGTCACTTTGCAGCAGCCTGATTCATCTGGCACGCTGAGTGCAATCAACCTAACTGGGCTGACGGTCACGTTCAAGATGATCAATGCTGCAGACGGAACAACAAAGATTGCAGCAACGTCGACAGGTGTCACAGTTGTGACGGCAGCAAGCGGAACGGTCAACTATGACTTCAGTTCTGGCGGTGTCGATGCGGCCGGGGTTTATTGGGGCACGTTTCTCGTTACAGAATCAGGACAGACTGATGCTGTCCCAGTCCGTCAGAAGGATCTGAAGATCATTATTGACAGCGATACGCAGACAGGTGAAGAGGCGTACGCTGCAGCGGTGGCAGCAGGGTAAAAACGAGGCGGAAACGCGTTCAAAAACGCACCGAAACCCCGCAAAAATCGGCCGAAAAACGGGTTAAAAATGACCTCAAACACGACATAAAAACGCACCAAAAGTGCGAAAAACACGGCAAAAAATGATGCGGACGGGCAAGAAACACGCGAAAAACACGGGCTTTGTGGCGTTTATGGGTCCTCCCGGCACCCCCGGAGGGGCGCGCAGGTAAAGCACTGAATCGTTTTTTTGTACGTAAAAAAATTCTGGGGAGTAGGTAGGTAGGCCCCTTTTATGGCATCCGATGCAGCAGAAAAGGAAAACACAGACGCGAACAAAAAAGCCACCGTCAAAGCCAAAGCGAACGCGAAATCTCACAATCAAGGCTATGGCGGAAGGGATCGGGGTCTGTACTGCAACGATTGATAAATACGTTGCCCGCGGCTGTCCGCGAACATCAATTGAAGCCGTTCAGAAGTGGCGGTCTGAAAACATTAAGGCAGTTGCGGAAGATGCTGACGTTTCGGAAATCGGGATCGAGCTGAAGCGGGCGGAAATGGCGGAGCGATGGGAGAACGCCAGGACTCGCCAGCTGAAGAATGATCTGGCTCAGGGAAGGCTGATTCGAAAAGACGAAGTCGAAAGGGACATTGCAATCGGGCTTTCAAGACTCGTGAACCGGTTGAATTCCCTCGGTCTGAAAGTCGCGAACATCTGTCCGGCAGAATTGAAAGCCCCAATCAAAGAAGCGGTCGAGGACACAATCAGGATTGCTCTCAAGGAACTCAGCGACGACATCAAGGGAAGGCGATGAGCTGGCTTTTAGACATCATGGCAGATTCGGTAAGGCCGCGGATAAATGAATCCGCAGCCGACTGGATCCGCATGTATTTCTACAGCCACACTGGCGAAGCATTTTCAGAGCAACAGTCACCGTGGGTAACAGCTCCGCAGGGACCGTGCTGGGCCTATGACTCGATTCAGTTCCGCACGATCTGGCTACAGTGGGCGGCCCGAATGTTTAAGACGAATTTCACTCTGGCAATGCTTCAAAGGTCGATGGATCAACGGCCAGAGGAAACAATGTTTGCCACGCCAGATGAAACCAACTGCAAAGGCGTGTTCGGTCGTTTCTGGAAGATGATTGAGCATTGCCCGCGCTTGCGAGATCAGGCCCCGAAAGCGATTCGCCAGAGCAAAACTCAGATCAGGCTGAAGCGTTCGGTGTGTCATGGTGCGTGGCCTCGAGGCAAATCGCGGCTGGCTGACAAGTCGATTCGGGTTGGCGTCGGAAACGAAATTGATAAATGGTTTGTGGAGAATACGTCAACGGAAGGTGATCCGATCCAGCGTTTTCGCAAGCGCGGAGCGGAATTTCCAGACAGGAAGTTCATTCTTGAGTCAACGCCAAGCATCAAGGGCCGAAGTGCGATTGAAACCGGCCGGCTGCAGTCAACAAATCACCGTTATCAGGTTCCCTGCCCGCACTGCTTCAAGTTTCAGCCGATCGAATTCGGCGACGGAACCAAGCCGGGAATGATTCACTACGAGAAGTTACCGAACGGACAGACCGATAGAGGGCTCGCACGACGGACGGCACATTATGTGTGTTTGCATTGTGAGGGCCGAATTGACGACATTCACAGGCCGTGGATGATGAATCGAGGCGTCTGGGTTCCGCAGGGGTGCGAAGTCGATCACGAAAAGGCTATTGAAGCTCGGCAGATGGCTGCGGACGATCACAGTTGGCTGCGAAGTAAGCCGGTCAACTGGGGCTCAGATTACGGATGTCAGATCAGTGTTTTCTATGCACTGTTTCACGGATGGGGTGACATCGTTGACGACTTTCTTGGAAAGTGCAAAAAGCCGAAAGACCTTCAGCAGTGGATTAACGAAGACAAGGGCGAAACTTGGGAGGCTAAGAAGTCGAAAAGCACGCCGGAAAAGGTTGGCGAGCGGCTGGCAACAAAGATTCCTCGCCGGATCTTGCCAGAGTGGGCTCGGCTGGTCACTGTCACGATAGACCAGCAAGCCGCCGATGGTGGTTATCGTGTGTGGGTGGTGCTGGCTCACGGGCTAAATCGTTCGGCTCATCTTGTCGATTGTGGTTTTTCTCAAACGCTTGAAGACGTTTGGGGCACCCATATTCGCAACCCTTACCAGCACTTGGATGGTGGCAATCCAATGATGCCACACGCAGCAGCGGCTGATTCTGGCTGGGACACAAAAAAGACCTATGACTTTTGCAACACGCACTCGGGAATGCTGGCAATAAAGGGTTCATCGACTGACATCGGTGGTTTGCCGTATCGACTCGCCGAAGTCGAGTCAGGCGATTATGCAGGCCAGCAACTGTTGACGGTCAACACAGATTTCTGGGAAACGGATCTTCAGGCCCGGCTTGATGAACGACTTCCTGAAGACAATGAAGCACTTTCCCTTTGTCTTGGAGCGGAACAGGACATTGAGTTTCTTTCACAGCTTTGCAACGGGACCATTGGTGACAAGATTGACAATCGAGGCAACGCGAAACTTCACTGGCAAAAAAAGGATGAAAACATTGCGAACGACTTCAGAGACGCCGTCCGGTACGGGCTTGCGCTCGCCCATGCCTACATCGACCAAAATGGAGGATTTCCACCCCGTAGCAATGTCTGGACGCAATCAAAAACAGTCGTCAACCAAGGAACGCAGCGGCCGGATGGAAGGAACTGGAATGAGTAAGCAGAGACCAGAAAAGCCAGTTCAAAAGATTACGGAAACTCCAGTCGAAAAGCCGCAACTGCGAACCATTGAAGAGTATCGCCATTGCCCCATTTGCTGGAGTGGCAACGGCGGTTACGGCACGGCGTATTCAACACATGGCCGGACGCGGTATTACAAGTGCGACAAATGCACGAAGGGCGATTGCGGCCCGTGCGGTCACACATGGACGGTCGAAGTGAAACTAGAAGTGATCAGGGTCGAGCATCGGATTGTCAAACTGGACGGTGAGCGATAATTCTTTTGCTACCCTAGCAACACTGGTAAGGACATTTGTCATTGAGTCTCGCAAACTGCGAGCATGACAACTGCCTCCGATCTTCTCGACGCGACTAACGCCGCAATCTTGAAGGCTCTGACATCGCAAGAATATCAGGGTCCGGGCGGTCGTCGGCAACGAATGGCGGATCTGGCTCAGCTTCGACAGACTCGAAAAGAGTTAATGGACGAAGTCGCGATGGGCTCAACCGGCTCAATGTGCTCACTCCTTTCAATGGGAGATGCGAGCCTATGAGCATCATCGATTCAATTGTCGGCATTTTTTCGCCAGTCGCTCAGCTTCGCCGCATGGAAGCACGGGCCACAATTCAGCAGGTCAACAAACTGTTGGGCACTGCAAAAGGCCCATACGCAGCCGCAAATCTGAATCGACTGAACGCACTTCGCGGAGTCGTTCAAAAAGAAAACGAAGTCGCTGGAAGCCGAATCGAATTTCTCCGCGCTCAGTCGTGGGATCTGTACCGAGACAATCCAAGCTGCCGAAAAATTGTCCGATCCTTGGAAGCCAAGGTGATCGGTAAGGGAATGCACCCTGAATCGCTGGCAATGTTCGCCGATGGTACTCCAAATGTGCCGTTTCGTGAGCGTGCAATGCAGTTGTGGGAGCAGTTGCAGAGCGGATTTGATGCCCGTGGGCTGCCCGGAAAAGGCGGTTTAACGATGGGCTGCCAGCAAAGATTGGCATTCCGGTCGACGATTTTGTCAGGTGATACGCTTTATCGAATAAAGCCGATCAGTCAGGCAGAACAATTACGCCGGAACCTGCCGATTGCGGTGGTCCTCCAGTTGGTTGATACGTGCCGACTTGCCAGCGAATCGGAAATCCTGCGAACCACACTGCCGGAAGGACATCGCCTGTTTCGCGGAATCGAATTTAACGCAAACGAGGAGCGGGTTGCGTACTGGGTGAAGAATAACCTCGTCTCTGACGCAGCCGCAGCTCCAGCGACCGCAACACGAGTACCAATCGACAAGATTGGGCATCTATATCTTGAAGAAGACATCGACGAAGTTCGCGGAGTACCGTGGTTCGCGTCTGCAATTCTTCGCGCACGACGCACGGAAGATCTGGAATACAACGTGCTCACCGCTTCGGCGATGGCTTCGTGCATGGTTGCAGCCTACAGCAAGCCGACCGGAGCGACTAAGCTCGGGCTTAATCAGGGAACTGAATACAACTCAAACTCCGCTGACGGTTCTGATCTAACTGACAGCGACGGCAACACGATCAACAAGATTCAGCCAGGGATGGTGATCAACAAAGGCAAAGACGGATCGTTCGAGTTGCTTTCGCCTAATCAGCCAAACATGAACCCGGAAGCGTTCGTGCAGCATCTTCAGCGAGGCACGGCGGCAGCTTTGCCAGGCACGAAAGCCAGCACTGTCACCGGCGACTACCGCAACAGTTCATTCAGTTCTGAGCGATCGGCAGACAACGATTGCTGGCCTGAGATTCAGATTGTGCAGGAGTGGTTCGCGTCGCATTATTGCCAGCCAATTTGGGAAACAATTCTTCGCACCGCAGTCTTTGAAGGCTACTTCGATGGCATCGTGTCGGCTGAAGAGTTCCAGTCTAATCCGGAAATGTTTTCATCGGCAAACTGGCAAGGCCCCGTCGCTCTTTCCATCAATCCGAAGGATGACGTCAGAGCAGCCAGCGAACGAATTCACGCTGGGCTTTCTTCGCTTCAAATGGAATGCGCCAAAATCAATGTGAACTGGCGAGATGTCCTGAATGATGTCGCCGAGCTTTACGAAGTAGCGGAGGCCAAGGGCATCCCGACAGAAGTCATCAATAACATCATGGGCATCGACGCTCAGGATCAAATGGCCGTTCAGCAAATGGCGGCTTCGAGCGAAGAGCAATCGCCAGAAGATGCGGTTGAAGACGATTTACCGGAGGAAGTTCTCGATGCGTAAACGCAGCCAGAGAGATCAGGCTACGGCCGACACAAACTATCGATCTTTAATCGTACGAGCCGCAACGTTCAACGAAGAAGGCCGAAGCGTTGAGGCGGTCATCAGCACCGAGCAGCCGGTGGACATGCCGGACTGGGGTCGCCAGGCGATGGTTCCTGAAGTTCTGTTGCCATCCGGGGCAGAGTTTCCATCAAATCGGCAGGTTCCGTTTCTTGATTCACATCAACGCCGATCGGTCAAAGATCAACTCGGCTCCGCGCGAGAAATCAAGGTTAACGGGAACGAGATCACGGCGACGCTGGTGTTTCGCAAAAGCAGAGAATCTGACGACGCACTTGGCGGCGTTCGGGACGGGCACATCACCGATGTTTCAGTCGGCTATGACGTTTTGAAACGCCAGTACATCGAAGCCGGGGCGAAGAAGACAATCGGAAATCGGACCTACGAAGGCCCGTTAAATGTCGTAACGAAGTGGCGGCTCCGCGAAGTCTCGTTGACTCCGATCGGGGCAGATGATCAGGCAAAGTTGCGTGGGCTGGACCCCGCAAAGGTCCGTTTCAAGTCCTCAGAAGAACAGGAAGATTTCACAATGAACGCAGAACTCCGCGCTTTGCTGCTGTCAAAAGGCATGTCAGCAGATCTCACCGACGAACAGGCTCAGCGATGGTTGATCGATAACGCCGCTAAGCTTGGCGAAGTCAAGAAAGAGGAAAAGAAAGAAGAACGCAGCCAGCAGACTCAGACGCTGCCAACTGCTGCAGATCTTGCCAAGTTGGTCGCTGATGCAACCCGTCAAGCGATCGCCGATCAGGCTGCAACTCGCAAGGCCTTTGAAGTTGATGTCCGCGAGCTGTGCGAACTGTCCGACATGCCCGGCGAAGTCGACGCTTGCCGAGGACTGGAAGACATTGCGGCCGTGCGAAAACACATCAAAGACGCAAAGGCCAAGCAGACAGAAAACATCGGCTACGGCGTGACTGTTCGCCACGTTTCCAGCGGTACGGAGCGACTTGAGGTCGATCTTCGCTCAGCATTGACGCTGACCGCTTGCCGATCCGCTTTGAATGGTGACGAAGCCAAGCTCGAAAAGTATTACCCAGCGGCACAGCGAAGCAAAGCGGCCGACACCTTCCGTCATGCGACACTGTTCGACATGGCCACGGAATATGTCCGCTCACGCGGCGTTCAGACGCTCGGTTTGACTCGTGACCAAATCGCAATCTGTGCGATGTTCGGCCCTGAAAAGGCTGGTATTCGTGCGGCTGCAGGCGGCGCGGCGTATCACGGAACAGGCTCATTCAGCAACCTGACGCTCGATGCGGTCAATAAGTCGATGATGATCGGCTATCAGGAAGTTCCTGCCACATGGCGGGGACCAATGAAGCAAGGTCAGTCAGCGACCGACTTCAAGAATATTCACAGAATGCAGTTGGGAGCGATTCCAAATCTGCCGGTGTGGAATGATTCAGTTCGTCCAGACATGGCGAGCATGGCGGACGGCAAAGCAACCTACGCGGTTGAGTGCCGATCGATTGGCATCGACTTTGGGTACAAGCTGATCGTCAATGATGACATGTCAGCTTTGACATCAACGCCAATGAAGTTGGGTGATGCTGCTGCCCGAACTGTCAACACTGTCGCCTGGGCACAGGTCACAAGTAACCCGACCATGCGAGACGCTCAGGCGCTGTTTCTTGAGACGCCAGCCGGGCTCCGATTCCGAAAGAATCTGACAACCGGAACTGGGGCTCCAAGTTCAACAACGCTCGGAACGCTGAAAGCACTGATGCGGCTGATGCGAGGCGAGAACACGCCAGAGGGCACGGAGTCAGCGGACATCCTGAACCTGACTCCGGCTTACCTCGTTGTCCCAGCATCACTGGAAACGACGGCAGAAGTGCTGGTGAATTCCATTTACGATCCGGGTTCAACCGGAGCCGGAACATTCAACCCAACACGGTCGCTGAAGTTGGTCGTTGAGCCGCTTCTGGACGCTGCCTCAACCGTCGCTTGGTATCTGTTCGCAGAACCAACGCGAGTTGAAACAGTCGAGGTCACATTCCTGGCAGGACAGGAAACGCCACAGGTTCGCGAAGTTCGCGACGAGCACACTTTGGCCAGCACTTATTACGTGCTGCAGTCAGTGGCTGCCAAGGCTCTCGACCATCGCGGAATCCAGAAACATAAGGGCGAGGCATAATCGACCACGTTCCGTGTTTGCCAAGAGCCAGCCCTTCCGAGGGCTGGCTTAAGGCCGTAGATCTGTTCGGGAATGTTTCCCGCGAATAGCTCAGTCCCCGAGAGGGGCAAACAATCTCGAAAGGTGAATAGCGATGATCAATCGAGGAACAGTCGAATGGCCAGTTGTCGGCGGAGAACATTTTACACGGGCTCAGGCGTTTACGACAACGCCAGGCCAGAACGGTTGGACGGCGGTTTTGACCGGAACGACTCCAACGGCTTTGTGCGTTACTGCTGACGGCGGGGCAGCCAAGCTGACTTTGACAAGCACCAGCGAATCTCAACTTGCTGTCCTGTATCACAACGACGTGCTGGCGTTTGACGTTCGAACGCTGAAGTACATTGAGTTCGTGGCACTGGTTGCTGGTGTTGACTCTGTGACCACAATTGTGATGGGCCTTGCATCCGCACATAACGCGACGCTGGACAGCATTGCAACCAACGCTTGGTTTCGCATTCAGGGCTCAGCATCGACATCTGCGGTCGTCGTTGAAACGGATGACGCAACAGTCGACAACGACGACAAGGCGACTGGGCAGACTTTGGCAGGCGTTTACAAGACATTCAAGATAGACTTTGAAAAGGGTCTGTCAGACGTTCGCTTCTTCATTGAAGGCGAGCGAGTCGCACAGGACACAACGTTTGACATGTCCGCACTCGGTGCTGGCCTGAACGTTCAGCCTTACATCGCAGTCGCCAAGGCATCAGGAACTGGCGTTCCATCGATTACTGTCGCAACAGTTCGGCCGATCTTCAACTTCGCTTATGGTGCCTGATGACATTGCGTAGCCAAATCATCGCGGATGTATCAACGGTATTTTTGCAGACTGATGAGTTTGCCGAGTCATGCAAGCGATACATCGGCGGTGATCCTGGCAACATTCTGTTGATTACCGGCATTCCCGGGGATGACAGAGCGGCGACGGAAGACATGTTCGGGCGTGGATACACCCATGTCAGAACATTCGACTTTGCTGAAGCGTCAGTGCTGGAAGAAAAGGATTCAGTGGTTGTGGGCGAAATTCGTTACGAAGTTGTCCACATCACGGATCCAGATCTTGGCATGAGGACAGCAATACTTGGTCGTTATCAGCCGGAAGTGAAAGGCGGGAAGTACATCCGCAAAGGTACATTTTAATGGCCGCATTGGATTTTGCTGGAGCAGTCACAAACGTCAAAACGATGCTGAGCGGCCTAACCGCATGGCAGACGATTTGCGGCGTGTCGACTTCAGTAGAATCGGCCAAACGAATTCACCTGGGCGGATGTGAGGAGCTGGAGGAGGAGTCACTTTGCCCGATGATCGTGCTGGACATTGACCCATTCAACACGAACTGGTTGCAAAGCACGTTTCGGGGCAAGCTGCCAATCGAAATTGACATTCAGCTGGCAGTTCCGGAAGCAAATCAGGCAACGATTAGTGATCAGTACACATGGGTTTGGTCACAGGCCGGCAGTCTGCTGGCGGGCATCAACGGAGCAGTCAACGGAGCTGGCCAGTTAATGGTAGACGCTCTGAATGTTTCAGTGAAGCCCGGGGCGATTGATCCGGATCCAAATCACGCTCGGTGCGAATGGGGATTTGTTTTGGTGCTCACACTTGAGTTCCTCTGATGTACTCAATCGAAATTCAGATTCAGCGTGCAAATCTCACTGCGAGATTGCACGCAAGACTGATGCGAGAAATCAACAGAAGAACGATGGAACGGCAGTGGAATGAACGTGTTCCGCTGCACTTTGAAAACGTGGCTTACACCGAATACGGAGCCCGGAAACGGTCATCAAGTTACAACGAATACAAACAGAAGAAAGTGGGCCACATTCGACCAAACGTCAGAACGGGCAATTTGAAGCGGCGGCTGAAGCATCAGATCACAGCCACGCAACACATGGCCCGTTTGACGATGCGATCAAGTCTTGACAAAAGAATTGATCCGGTCGAATGGGCAAAGATGACACCGGCACAGAAAGCCAAAGTTGTCAAAAAACAACGGCGATTGTCGACATGGCAGAAGCAGGAAATCGCTCGGATGTCCCGGAAAGAAATCGCCTACGAGCGCAAACGACAAGCGTCTGAATATAGAGCGGGGGCAACTTCTCCGCAGTACAAACGAAAACGAACTCGGAGAATCAAGTAATGCCGACGATATTTGTTCCAGCTGACGTGGTTCTCGGTACGTCTACAGTCCGCCAAATCACTGGAGTGGACCACAAGACTGGGCAGGAACACCGCAAGGCCATGAACTCCGGCGGCGTTGCTGTGGTGCAGGTCAGCGGCAAGAAAGCCGCAGAAGTCTCTTCGCTTACATCAGCAGACCTTGCAACGCTCGTTGCACTCAACACAAATGCGTTCTGCTCTGCTGGGCTATCGCTGGCCTCATCAACGATTACGATTCCATACAAACCACGAGTGTCAGGTGGATCGTTCGTCTCAGGATCGAATTTCGTTGCGTTGACGGGCGCAAATGCCTTTATCGTTCCGACTTCGTTTGAGGCATCGGAGGATGGGGATTTCGCAACCTGCGGGTTCGATGTCCATTGGCTTTCAACGGACGGTGTCACTAAGGGTTGCGACGATGCCTCAAGTCAGGCTCTGGCGGCTCAGGCGTTTGGGGCGGAATACACACTCGGGCCATGTTACATCAACGGCACTTTGGTCGCAGGCGTTCAATCTTTGCGAGTGACTCCGGGCATCGAAGTGGTAAAGCCACCGCTGGGCAGCGGGTCAATCTTTCCGACGATGGCATCGATCAAGATGACGACGCCAACCATTGAACTGACGGTTAATGACTTTGCAGCCATCGCCGGAACTGTTGGCGACTTCACCGCGATGACCTCCGCGAACTGCTACATGAAGAAACGGGCAGACTCTGGAGTGTTCACGGCAGCAGCGACGACCGAGCACGTTCGATTCACCTTTGCGGCCGGGCTGGCTGACACTGGCGGCGTGACAGTTTCAAACAATGACGACGGCTCTGCGACAATCACTCTGCACGGCAAGGTTCTGACGGCATCGGCTGCAGTGGCTCTACCATAGGGGGTTCTGTGCATTATCTGTTATTCGTTCCACGATGTGCCCGCAAAGAGTTGGAAGCAGCCGCAAAGGTTGGCGGGTTTGCATCCGCACTCGACAGCTACGATGTGATCGAAGGTCAAAAGGGGCCGCATCAAATCATCGGTTGTATGGTGTTTTATCCTCATCCGGATCATCCGTGGGGACACTGCGACGAAGCGAAGCAGACATGGGTGCCATCGATCGCGAAAGACGAAAATGGGCAACCTCGTTATTACGTGGGATTCTGGAACGATAAGCCACCACAAGAAAATCAGATTCGAAGAAATTACACGCAGGCCGGGGTCTGGGTAAAGCTCGGTGAACAACGCTGGAAACTGCCAACACCCTCAACGGTAGAGGCGACGGCGAAGTGCAACGACGATGGCTCAATGCGGTGGGAAGTCACAAGACAGTTTGCGTGGGTGTGTGATGAAGCTGAGCAGTTGATAAAGGTCTATGACGAAGAATCAGGAATGCGGATGTTCATTTACAAGACCGAACCCTCTGCACAAATCAACTGGCTTTTGAAACTGCTGCAAATCAATTATCGAATGTTGCCGGAAGTTGCTGTCTTCTTGAATCTCTGGACCGGAAGAGACCACATTCTCGACACGTTCCTTTCAACGCTTGGAATGAAGCGAACTAATCCAGATGGCTGATGAAAAGATCGAAGTCGAATGGGTCGCTACGGCTCAGCGAATGCTGCAGACGATTGAGCGCGTCGACTCACGTCTTGACAAGCAGGAAAAGACGCTTCAGAAGTTGGCCGACACAGGCAAGAAGGGCGCAGAAGGCGTTGCGGGTTCCTTCAACAAACTCGAAGAGGAGTTAAAGCAAAACGAAGCGATTCTGAAAAAACTGCAGATCGGCACGAAAGCGTTTGCAGATCAAAAAGCAAAAGTGGATGAGCTTCGCAAATCTCTAAACGTGGCCAAAGGCGAACTTGGCGGATTAGCTTCTGAAACGGGCGGGATGCTGCAGCAAGGAATCGGCAAGGTTGCAGCACTGGCGGCTGGCATGTTGTCGTTTCAGGTAATCGTGTCGGCTGTCGTCGCTGAGCTGGAAAAAGCAAAACAATTGAAACTGGATGCAGCCGCGACGACTCGCACGTTTGAGCAAGCTTTGGCCGACGTCGGGCAGAACATCGGCGGTGGGGCTATTCCGCAAGCCAAACAGATGATTCTTGAGAACGCTCCGAAGCTCGGAACGACTAATGAGGGGCTGGCGGATTTGCTGGGCGTTGCAATTTCAGCGGGAGCCAAAGACCTTGAGGAGGCGATGGCCCTTGTTTCCGCAACTCTCAAACTGACAGTTGGTGACGCTCAAAAGGCGAGAGCACTTGTCGGCGGAACGCTTGACGTTGCATCGCTCGGAGGGTCACAGAACTTCGAGGGTGCGTTGGGCCAGTTGCTGCAAACTCAATCACAGGTTCGCTCAACAAACCTTGCAGAGTTCTCGGCAAATATCGGCCCGGGGCTTGCGGCGGCAACTGCTGATTTATCACAACAAAAAGGCGTCTCAACAGAGCGAGCGCTGGAAATGTCTTCGGTTATTTCGCAGATCATCAAGGATCAGACCGGAAGCAATACAGCCACAACCATGCGAATGATGTTTACCCGCATGGGATCTTTCGTTCCTGAGAAGGAAAAGAAACTCGATGACGGCGAGGTGACTAAAGTTTCAAAGGCACAGATTGCAGCGTTTCAGGCTTTGGATACATTTGATGAACGATTGAAGATGATGCAGGATGTGCCTGCGATCGGGCAACAGTTTCTTGAAACGCAGCGAGAGTCAATCGGCAAAACGGCCATTGCGGAAATCATAAACAAGTCAGCCCGCGCAGTAGCGTTTGAAGAAAAAGCCAAGCAGAACATTTCGAGCATCGATGCAGCTCAGGGATTCTTTGGAGATCTCAATAAGGCGTTAGTCGGAGAGACGGCACAGCTTGGAGCGGAACGACGGGCACAGGCAAACATTGCTGCATCAGAAGTTGCAGGCAATCGCGACCTTGAAGGGACTGTAATAAAGATCGTCGACGATGCGATTGCGAAGGTGAATCTGTCTGGGCTGGATAGACTCGACACTGAAAAGCTGCTGCAGAATAACATGATTGCCGGGGCAGCCATCGGAGCGGATCCAATCGATGTTGGTATAGACACGCTGAAGCGGGCGCAGGAAAGGCGAATGGGGTTCGGTGTTATTCCGCTTGGCGGTCAGGTAAGTTCAGAAGATCGCAAGCTACTGCAGGACCAAATCACCGTATTACAAGGGCTGAAGCAACTGCTTGAAACGCAGCAAAAGAATCAGCCACAACAACGCCAGCCAGTTCCGCAGGTCCGTCCACAAGTTGCACCACTTCCGGCGGCCACAGCACCATGACGATTACACTCGTAGATTCTGAATCAGTCGAAAAGATCGACACCGGGACGCATCCGCATGGAAGCGTGAAGGTTGGGCGATGGGATCAGGCTCGGGTTACTCAGCGTTGGTTTGGCACTGTCGGAGAAGTCACGTTTGTTGGGGGCAAAAGTGGTCGTGAGTTGTCGTGCTGGCTGATTCTTACTGGCTATGCGTCACACGTTGCGTTGCTGACTGGTATGGAAGTGCTAAACGAAGAAATCGGAACGTCTGGGACGCTCACGGTCACGTTCTCAGGTGAATCCGATACGACATTCAGCAACGTTATCTTCAACGGATTCGAGCCCGAAGAAGACCCGTGGGAAGATGGCTCGGGCGTTAATGGGTGGCAGGTTAAAGGCATGTTGAATTTTAGGCAGGTGAAGTCATGACGGAAGAAGCCCAAATAGTTGAAGTCAATGTCGATGACAGCAAAGCAACGCCCGGCGACTATGTTCCAGAAATCGCAATCGTCGACGTTGACGCATCATGGGACGGCAAAGGTTCGCTTGATGAACATCGCCAGAAGGAACTGGCGAAAGTAAAGCAGCCGGGATTCGGCGACGCTGGAAAGGCAAAGTCCAATGGCGAATGAAGTCACGAGCAATCTTAGGCTGTTGCTGTCCTCGGGAGTCATCAAGAACGATTTCAACCCGGGGCGTATTCGCGTCAATTATTCGCCGTTGGTGGTCTATCGAAAGCGGCATCTGATCACCACCAGCGAGGTCACCGTAACGCACGGCGTGACCAATCCGCGGTTCTGTATTCTCTACAACCACGACGCGACAAACTATGTCGAGGCTGGCACGACAACGGCAAATTACCCGTTCTATCTTCGGGCATCTTCGGTTCCGACTCAATTTGAGATCGGCCCATCGAAGGCAGATATCTTTCTGAAAGCAAACACGGCGAGTTGCTACGTCGAAGTGATCGTGTATTGACGGGCGGACTAAATGAGCACTGACGTTCTAAATGCTGATGATTCGCTGTTTGTCACCTATGAAGAATTTGTTGTTCTTCTAGGGGCAGAATCTGGAGATCCGCCGACAGCTGGAGAAACATTCGAAAACGTCTATTGCTCACAAGTCGTGCAATCTGCTGGCGGCGGCCGGCTCGATTATGCAAATCTGCAATGGCAGTTGACGGAATCACTTGCGGACCGAGAGCAGCCCGCGTCATTCGCGCGGATGGTCCAGGTTGAATTACCGGACGACGACGAAACGCGGCTGCATCTCGGAGACTATGTAAGCGAGGGATTCAAGATCGATCAGGCGGGCGAGTCGCTGACTGCCACAAGCCAGTTGCGACCGTATCACTTTGGAGTTCCCGTCACTGGCTATCGTGTGTGGGATCCTATCGACAGCAACCACAAAATGATTGCTGATCATATTGTTTTCAATCCGACTATCGACGAACAAACGGTATTCAATCGCTCCAACAAAGTTCGATCAGAGGCCAGTGGCGATGGTTTCAGCGGATACCTTTGGGCTCATCCAGAACTGGCAGACGCGGCTGATGGGCAGACGTATCAGGGGCAAACCCGAAACGAATGGACGCTATACGAAGCCGTTCAGGCTTTGTGCGAACTGCTAAATCCGGATGAGGAATTCATCGACAGGCCAATAACGGTGGATCTCGATGTATTGAACGACGCGCCACCAGTGCGGAACGTCACAGTCGAAATGGGAGCATATCTTCCGGCCGCGCTGGATAAGATCTTGATTCCGCTCGGCTACAATCACTGGATCGATTACACGCAGCCCAAGCCGCAAATTGTGTTCTTCAAGATCGGTGAAGGTGAAGAAAAAGAACTGTTGTACCCAGAGGTGGATGCCGTTCTTGATCTGGCTGAAGCAAACACCAATCAAATCGTCGTCAACAATTCGATAGGCGATTCATTCAACGAAGTGACGGTGTACGGCGATTTCGAAGAAGCAGAAATAACGATCAATCTCTATCCGGCATGGCCATCGGCAGCGGATGCCATCGACGAAGACGCACTGTCAAAAGACGGCACAGATTACGCGGCCAACGTCACAGCGTGGAGAATGTGGATTGCCAATGAGGCTGGCGATTTAGATCCGGCGGTTTCACGTCTAGGGCAGACACCAACAGTTCCAGACTTTGGCGATATCTTCACCATCGCAACTCCGCATCGTCGCGTGATGGGCGAGCCACTCACATACCAGACACAAGACGACGTGGGCGACAACAGGCAGCAGCGGCGGCCGATCGTCGTTCAGTATTCCACTGACGGCGGTTCAAACTGGCTGGCGGCGGAAGATTCCTGGACGATTAAACTGTGTCCAGATCAGATTGGAATATACTTCGACGGCAAGGCGGTTCCGTCTGAGTTGTATCAGGCTGGCAGCTCCGCGCGTGTTCGTGTCACTGGGACAATCAAGGGCGATTACAGAGTGAGAGGATACGCGGCCAAACAGGCATGGGCGGTCAATGCAAGAACGAACACAATCGTTCTCTTCATGCCAGAAAAGTTTCAGAAACGGTTTCGCCACAGTTCCGGCTCATATGCTTCGCTGCTGACTGGATCCTCGGACACTCGAGACGATGGGACCGAGGCCGAAGACTACGCGGAAAAGATTCGAGACCAAAACCACTACGCAGATGTTGATTGTGAGTTCCGTCTTCCCGGCTGGCACGTCGAATACAAGATTGGTGATCTGATCACAAAAGTGGCTGGCCGTGAGATCAGCGTCGACGCGGCACCAGACACAGCTCCTACGCATCGGTACGTTCAGATCGTTGAGCGACGTTTCGAACTCAGCCGAGAAGGCGGCCCGTCTACAGTGCTGATCGTTGACAGAGGAATTGTGCCAGCATGAAACGCCGAGAGTTTCGATTGATATCAGGGCAAGGCGCTGGGCCATCCGTGGAAGATATCACGAAGAGACCGGCAACACGGCGGCACTTTAAGACACTGCAGGTTGGCGGCCAGAGGGCAGAAAACCGAATCGCGTCAGTCACGATCAAGGGAATCGACAAGACAGACGGCACAACAGTTTGGGAATACGGCCCGGGATCATTCTGGCGGCATCACTACGGAGCCGATGCAATCTCCGGAGTTGTCCCGAACACATCCGCAACGCTAAACAAATACGCAATCTGTGCGGGTTCGTATCCGGCATACAATCCGTGCGGCAATCGCAACGCAGCGTCGTTGTCGCCGAACGTGATGGAGGCCGTCAGCGTTGTGAAGCTCGACAGCACAGACGGGACCACGATTGAATCAGCGGTGTTGACAGGGTTCTTTTGTGGCGATGTTCGGCCAGAGTCGTTTGCGTTGGTGCTGGGAATCACAATCACGAACGCTGCAGCCCTCTCAGGTGGGGATTACGTCATCGTTGGCGAACGCCTGCCGTTTATCGAGTTCGTTGACTACAACACGAATACGGTCAATAAAGAATACATTCTGCACGCGCATGGCCAGCAGAACGGCAACGTGTATCTGAAGACACGCACGTCGAACGAAACAATCACGATCCCGTACAACGCTGCAGCATCAGCAGTTGAGACGTTGTTTGAGGCCACGTCAGATTGCGTGGCAGCGACAGCGACAGGCGGACCATGGCCACTCCTTCCTATCTCGATCGACGTGGAATGGAGTGTTGCTGGCGGGGACATCGCCAGCATTTCCGCGACAGACACGTACACGGCGACTGGCACTTTGCCGGTGAATACATTCACTACGAACTATTCAATCTTCCCATTCACAACCGCACAATTAATTCTCGGTGTGAGTGTGGTGTCCATTGATTCAATCTGGTCGTTCACGTTCGACGGCGGCGGCGCAACGTTTGACTACACGTCTACGACTGACGATCCAGCCACGTTTATAACAGCACTCGAAGCGGCAATGGAATCATTCAAAACGTCGCAAGGCACTGACGGATTTTGGGATTCGGCAGTCATCACGGAAACAGGCGGTGACTTACATGTCACCTATGCCTACGGAATTCGCCATTTGCAGGTGACTGTCGACGATGGAGTCGATCCGGTCGAGGACAGCAGGCGGGCGGGATCATGCGCGGCGGCTTATGACACTGGCACAGGGGCGATGACTTCAGCGGTCGGGTATGAGTTTGGTTATTCGGCGGATCGGCCGACGCTCAGGATGTTCGAGGACGCTGACGACAATCCGACCGTTAGCGGATTGAATGTTTTGGGCATTCGGTCAATCGGTGCGGGACCGTCAAATGCTGTGGTCATCACTCCGCAACTTCGCGGCTCTGGCGATGGCGTAAAGGCCAGTGTTGTTGAGAAGTGGAGCATCAGCGGCGGGGTGTGGTCATTCGGGTGGCAGACATTCTGTAACGCAACGCTCTCGGCTCGTGATGTTATCGACGTTGAAAGCGGCCTTGCCTGTATTCCGATTCGGCCAGCCAGATTTGATGGTGTGAGAGACAGAACAGCCGCGACAGTTGCATTCAGCGACACAACTGTGGTCGAGGTTATGACAACCTACGGATCGCTTTCCACTGGTTCCGTAGCAACGACGTTCATTGATGGAAGCAGCACGTCATTTTTGTCGTGGGGCTATGACATCAGGTACACCGGATACAATCCAAATAATACGTTTCGGATCAATGCAGATGGTTCCGATACGTGGGTCGATGAATCGTTCCTAAAGATTGGGGCGACTGCGTTTGGCTCGGATGGCTCCAGTGTGTATGGATTGTCACATCCGGCAACTGAAAGGTTTGGATATGACCCGTGGCCAGAAATGCTCGCAAGCCACATCATCGGCTATCACCCCATTGCCAATCAACGATCTGACGAACCACAGCAATTCCGGTTTCGATTCACCCGGATGCCAGGCATCAACTACACCGCGTGGCTTGATTGGAATGCCACCACAGCTGAAATGACGACAGCACTGGAGGCATTGCTTGGATCTGGAAACGTGGAGGTCGATCATTTGCCGAGCTATCACGCAACACTGGAAAACTCACCAGACGTTGTGATTGAAAAAGCTCATATGTGGGTCAGGTATCTCATGGATGTGGGCTTCTCTCCCGGATCGGGACGAATTCCCGGATCGTGGCTATCGACGCGAGCCGGGGAAGACATCATTGAAGTTCAGACGGTGACAAAGTTTACGGACCCTGCTGGAATCGCAGCCTACAGCGTTACGGACGCCTCGCTGCTTTGGTCAAGAGCATGGGGTACGAAAGACTCACAAACGATTTCACAGCCACTCTATGCCTGGTTGCGTGGCGATTTCGTTTATGCTTATGGCAACGTCGTGGACAACGAACTATGAGAGCCATCGCCATTTTACTGCTGGCGGTTCTCGTTTGTGTGTTGCTCGTATGTGCGGCAAGGCTGGTCGGCAAGAGCGTTGCGGAAACTGACAGGCAGAAATTTGAGCAACAGTTGCAGCGAGAGGCAGCTGAAAACATCAGAAAAGCTCACGAGGTTCGGGAGCAGGAAAAACAACGGAAGCAAGGACCGTCATAGGCTTGCGGCTGATGCAGGCAAAAACGCAGTCTGGGAAGGGCCGCATCCGATCGGGTGCGGCTCGCTGCGTTTCCGGATACACGCAAAAACACGGGCAAAACAAAATCTTTCCCGCAATCTCACAAAATGATATCACCATCCATTGACGCCCCTGCCGATAGTGATATCATCCCCGCACCGAGACGCAAAACACTGGTAAGGAAAAGAACGATGAGCTACTCAAAAGCATGTGAGATTTTGGGTTACACGACGCCAAAGTCAGTCGACGCAAACGCACGATTGGCTCGCATTCGACTAAGCGTGTTGCCGGTTGGTTCTCCATTGCGTTATGCGGTTGCATGTGACGTTTTGATCAAAGCAGCGAGGTAACTGAAGTGACAAAGAAAGTCAAAGGCAATCCACAACTGCTGCTGCGTGTTCCGCCGGAACTGCAAAAGCCGCTGGCGGATGAAGCGACGAAAACCGGCGAAAGTCGGCAGGGCGTGTTGTGGCGGATCGCGGCAAAGTATTTTAAGGGGCGGAAAACGTGAGTGCTGTAACTGATTACAGTCGATTCGTTGAAAAGAAATCGCAGTGGCTGAACGAGTCCGGATTTGAAGCGGAATCACTGCCTGAATTCCTCTACGACTTCCAGAAGCATCTTGTGCAGTGGGCGTTGAGAATGGGTCGCTCAGCGATCTTCGCTGATTGCGGAATGGGTAAAACTGCGATGCAGTTGGCCTGGGCGGAAAAGGTAATCGAGCGAACAAATAGACCTGTATTAATCGTTACGCCACTGGCTGTCGGTGCTCAGACAGTCGAGGAAGCGGACAGATTCGGCATCAAGGCCGTTCGGTCTCGCGATGGAAAGCACGAGGAAATTACTCAGTGCGTTGTTACAAACTACGAGCAGCTTCACAAGTTCGATCCGTCTACGTTTGCTGGTGTCGTTTGCGACGAATCAAGCGGGATAAAGGACTTCAAGAGCGAGCGAAAAGCAACAGTCGTCGAGTTCATGCGAACAATTCAATTTCGACTGCTCTGCACAGCAACGGCCGCCCCTAACGATTTCTGGGAACTTGGCACGTCATCAGAGGCACTCGGATTGCTCGGCTTTCGTGACATGATCACGAAGTTCTTTAAGCAGGAAACGTCAAAGGATCATCACGGATGGGGCCGCACAAAATACCGTTTTCGCGGTCACGCTGAAGAACCGTTTTGGTCGTGGGTTTGCTCGTGGGCAAGATCAATTCAAAAACCTTCTGACCTCGGGTTTGATGATAGTCGATTTATTCTTCCGCCATTGACCGAGCGAGCACACATCATCGAATGCACTAAGGCAAGAGCCGGAAATCTTTTTGCGATGTCAGCAAACGATATGCGAGAGGAGCGAGAAGAACGCCGCGTAACGATCAAAGAGCGATGCGAAAAGGCTGTCGAACTGGCGAACAATCACAACGGATCTACGGCGTTGTGGGGCGAACTGAATCCTGAATGTGATCTGCTTGAAAAGATGCTCGACGATTGCGTGCAGGTCAAGGGATCAATGAGTGATGAGCAGAAGGAAGAATACCTGCTTGGATTCGCAAAGGGCCAGATTCGTCGGCTGGTATGCAAGCCTAAGATTGGAGCGTGGGGCCTCAACTTTCAAATCTGCAATCACGAGGTGATCTTTCCGAGTCACTCTTTTGAGCAGTACTACCAAGTCGTGCGGCGATGCTACCGCTTCGGGCAAAAGAATCCCGTAACAATCGACATGGTGTTAAGTGAGGGCGAGCGAAAAATCGCTGAGAACCTCGACCGAAAGAAGCAGCAAGTGCAGCGAATGTTTCAGAGTCTCGTGGCTCATATGCAGGACAGTATGCACCTAGTGTCGAGTGATTATTTCCCGGAGAAAGAGCAGGTTCCGTCATGGCTGTAATGGATCAAGTTATTTGCGATCAGTACGCGATTTACAACGGCGATTCAGCCGAAGTGCTGCAGTCGATACCAGACGAGTCGGTCGGCATGTCAATTTACTCGCCGCCGTTTGCGACTGAGAACGGAGGGTGCTTATACAACTACAGCAGCAGCGTTCGCGACCTGTCTAACGCACGAACATACGCCGAGTTTTTCGAGCACTACGGATTCATTGTGAAGCAGATTCACAGAGCGATGAAGCCCGGTCGAATCTCGGCAGTGCATTGCATGGATGTACCAAAGCAAGGGGCCAACATTTGCGGGTACACAGATTTTCCGGGCGACATTATTAGGCTGCATGAGTCGCTTGGGTTCGAGATGCTTCCAAGAATTTGCATTTGGAAAGAACCACTTGCTGTTCGCAATCGCACAATGAGCAAAGCACTGGCACATCGGCAGATTTGCGAGGACGCAACTTTGACGAATGTCGCATCAGCGGACTACCTGATTCCGTTCAGAAAACGCGGAGTCAATCCAGAGCCAGTCACTCATCCGAACGGATTGTTTGAGTATCACGGAGAACGTGAAATACCGAAAGAACTGTTGAAGCTGAAGGGATGGAAAGGAAACCAGATTGAGAATCGGTACAGCCACTGGATCTGGCGTCATTATGCGTCGTCGTTTTGGGATGACATCAGGATAGAAAACGTTTTGCCATACGAGGAGTCGAAGGACGAAGGCGACGAGCGGCACCAGCATCCTTTGCAATTGGATGTAATCGCACGGGCTGTGCAGATGTGGACTAATCCCGGAGACGTTGTGTTGACTCCATTCATGGGAGTCGGATCAGAAGTATATGCCCCAGTTATTCAGGGTCGTCGCGGCGTAGGGTGCGAATTGAAAACGAGTTATTACAGACAGGCTGTAAAAAATCTCGCAGCAGCTTGCCAGCCAAAAAAAGCAGATCCTCAGAGAACAATGTTCGAGATGGAAGACGAACTTGAGGAGGCCGCAACATGAGCCAACTAACCCTCTTCGACATCCCGGAAGCAACGGCCCCAATCGCCCGCCACAGCGACCCGATTACAAGCCACAAAGCAGCCGAACGAATTCAGCCAACAGTCAATGCTCGTCAACTGCAATGCCTGGCAGTTCTTCGCGAACACGGTCAGCCAATGACATCGAACGAGTTGGCTGAAGCCTGCTGCAATCGGTTCTGCTCAGACTTGAAAGTTGATCCTGTGCAGTACGCAAAGAAGCTTGACAACTTTCGAAAGAGGGCGGACGAGATCAAACGCAATCCGGATCTCTGCATTCGGCTGGAAGCGGAGCGAGATGGTGGGCAGTTGTTTAGAGCAAAGGACGGCAAATGAAAATTGATCGCCCCGGAAAACCGGATAGGCCAGTCCCGCCAAAAGACTCACTGCTGAAACCACTCTGGCAGGTTGAGTATAGAGTTAGACACGGCAAGCGATACAGCCAATGGATGTGCCAGTGCAAGTGTGGCAAAGCGTGCAAAGTGTTGCGGGTGCGAATTCAAAACGGCCACACCAGATCGTGCGGATGCCTTCACCGTGAACAGTCAAAGTCAAACATTCAAAAAGCCCAAGAGGTTTGGGTTGCAGCGGCACAGCAAAGGAGGCTCGCAGATGCAGCCAGCAAATGAAGTCGTGTGCAACCTGTTTGTTCCGTTGCTGATTGTTTTGATTCTTGGCGGCGTTGTCGTCTGCCAGTTTTTGCTAAGCGGCAAAGAGTTCTGACACTAACCGGCGAGCGCAAGGGTGCACCGGATTTCTACTCCCTCAGAGCCTGCTGCATTGAAAAATGATTTTCAACGGCTGGCCCCCGCAAGCCAATGAAGGCGCGGCAGGCTCTGATTTGTACTCCTGCGAACAGTCACCAGGGTTCGACGTTCTTAGCAGTCACGTCGAGACTGTTCGCAGGTTTTCTCTCAATGAAAGGACTTCAAATGCTAGTGCTAAGACGTGCCGTATCGGAAGAAATCATTATCACGGTCGGAGAAGAAACAATCGTCGTAAAGTTGGTCGACACTATTGGAACGAACCACGCACGGCTCGGCTTCACAGCATCAAAAAACGTGCGGATCGATCGCAAGGAAATTCACGACGCGATTCAGGAAACAGGCTTCAATCCGGAAGCGTTTCCAATCGCCCCGATCGTGCCAGTGATTCGAATCGGTGAACGGCTTCCCGGCGAATTGATGCGGAGAAAAGTCTAATGACACGACGCAAAAAAGCCGGGAAGAAATCAAACAGGCTACACGCTCCAGTCGATCGCAAGCCAATGACGCGAGATCCATCGCTCGAAGAGATCTGGGGCACAGAAACAACGATCGGGCTGGCGGAGCAAATCAGGCTGGAGCGTCCTGATCTTCCGCAAAACAAAGGATTGCATCGGCCGTCTCAGATTCGGCAGTGTTCGACGCGGATGTTGCCAGGTGGTAGGGGCGTATTGAGGGGGCAGGGATGAGAGAGTTCACGGTGCATCACGAGCCAGTCGGACAGCCACGACATCGCATATCGACACACGGAAAACATGCCCGCATGTACCTGCCGACAAAGCATCCGGTTCACGCATTTAAGCGAGCGATACAGGCGGAATTCGGCAAGCGGTTGCCATTCCATGAGGCGGTGGAGATTGTCGTCAATGCTTGGTTCCCTCGGCCGAAATCGAAGACGTGGAAAACAAGGCCGATGCCATCGTATCGACATGTTAAAAAGCCTGACGCCGACAACGTGCTGAAGGCCGTGCTTGATGCGTTGAACGGGCTGGCGTGGGTTGACGACGCGCAG